CTCTGTATAACTGATTGCTCCCTCGTAATATTTCACAATTTTATGTTTGAGGTACTCCCAATCGCCTTTTCGGACATCAAAATCAATTATCCGTTTTTGGAGTTGCGTTGGGCTGTACTGGTAAAATTTTGCAAATATTTACCTATCAACAGTCTTCTGTCTTCAATGCTCAATTCGTTGAACATTACCGCCTCAAACTTATCTTCACCGTTTATCACGGCTGATTTTGCCAGAAGTTCTGCAATACATACATTCAACTGCTTAATTTCTGCCTGCTCCAAGCCAGAAAGTAACTGATTGTATGAGTTTATTGCCTGTTCATCTTCTGTTAGTGCATTGTCCTGCTCTTTTGCTTTGTCCTTCTGCTCCTCTGTCAGTTTTTCCAAATCTTTTACAATGCCTGCAATGCTTTTCAACGATTTCAATTCTGCACGGTTATACAAACTGTCCAAGAATTGTAACCCCTCGTAAAAATCTGGATTTTTAGGTGCAGTTACCTCAATGACGGTAGCCTGTGAAAAGTTACCGCCCTTACTGTACTGAAATGCCTCTAATAAATCGTGCTTAAAAGTTTTTTTCATTTTTCTGTTCTCCTCTTTTTGTTTTTGTATTTCTGTTTGTGTTTTCTCAAAAAAGGGTAGAAGTTGATTTTTGTGTATCCGCCTCTACCCCCCTATGATTTGATTTGTAGTTGAAGAAATCTTCTGCTATTGCTATGCTACGGTGCTATCACCTTCAAATTGAATTTCAACACCGTCTGAACTTCCAACCCATTCTGGATCGTTGATGATAGACGCATTTGTTACAGGAGTGTATGCTCCATTAACATCAATGCCTTCAATAGTCAAACTATCATTGTCCATTAGTGCGTCTATTTTGTCTTGGTTTTCCTGTGTATTAACAATGCTAAAACTACCTGTCGCAACTTTGTCCTCTGTCTTATGAACGATGTTACGAACGATTTTGCCTGCCTCTCCGATAGTTTTTACACTTTCCTTACTTCCGTATCCCTTCTTAATCTTGAAAGAACCTTCTGTAATGTCAAAGTATGTATTGTTTATCTTAACACAGGTCTGTGATAAAATGTTAGTATTTCCCATTTTTTTATTCTCCTATGCCTTTGTTACTGCTACTACTACTCTACTGCCTCGCCTGTTTCCAAACTGAATGTAACTTTGAAGTATCCAATACATTCTCTCAACTGTGTTACAATCGGATCTAAACAGTACACCGTTACCTGTCCTTTTGCGAAGTCCAAAGAGATTTTCAAATTTTCCTTATAGAAATTCAATGCCTCTTTGCCACTTCTTAAAAGTCTGAAATTATCACTTGATAATGCTCTGTAATACTTGATAAATGCGTTTCTGACTACCTTTTCTGTATCGTCATTCATTCTGCTTTGTGCAAAATCCTTCTTGAAGTTTACGAATCGGTATTCACGAACTGCACTCTCTGTATCACGGTAGTTAAGATATTTCCAAGTAATATCTTCATTACCTGCACTATCTGTTTTGTATGTTGTGAGTTGCTCTCCCATAACAATTCCGTTGTCGCTCGCATTGTTATTCCAAACACTTCCACCGTTATCATTAAGTTCTTTGATTTCATCAGATTTCCAATGATATTGCGGTTTAATTGCGTTCAAATATGCACATTTTGAGTTGAAGAATGGTAATGAATTGTTATGTGTTCCGCCCATTATATCGTCTGGGTATTGTCCGATAACAACTGTACTCAACTGTGAGCCTTCTGACACTCTCAATGCTCTCATTGTTGCATTGTATGTTGCCTTGATGTAACTAAATTCTGGTATTGATGAACCTTTGTAATTATCTGCTGAAACAAGTTTATCACATTGATAATGAACATTCTGGGAGTTCAAACTTGCCAATGCTGTTCTGTGGTTTGCCAATGTGTCTGTCTTATCTACGAATAATACTCCGTCCATTACCTTATTATTTGTGTTAAATCTTGCGTCTAATTCGGTTTTAATGTACTGAATACCGTACTCAACAGGTGATACAATCGCTTGGTATCTTAACTGTTCAATGAGTGCCAAAATAGCATCATCAACTTCACAATCTACCGCACCGCCTGTAAATGCAGTTATGGTAGTTGTTATGCCTTCTAATGCACCCTCTGTGTAAATTGCCGTGTTATTGTAAATTGTACCTGTGTTTTCTGCGGTAATTGTTACAACTGCACCGCTCACACTTGCCGTGAAAGGTGCTTTTGTATCTGCGTCAATCTTATTCTTTAACGCAGTTGCTACCTGATTTGCAGTTGCGTCTTTTGCACAACTGATATTGTATTTATGATAGTATTCACTACCAATAACGATTGAAATATCGCTTGTATCTGTTGCCGTGCCTGCAAATGTGATTGTTGCACTTGCCTTTGACGCAGTTTCTTCTGTGCTATCTTCCAGAGGTATTGCGTCTATTGCAACTTGGTATCCGCAATCTGTACACAGTTTTCTTGCTCTGCGTATCATATTTGCCAGAACTGACTTTTTACCGAATAATGTATCCCAACTATTGTCGTTTGCAATATTCTGTACTAACTTCTCTGCGGTTGCCGTGCCTTCTGCGGTCTTTTGTCCGATAAACAAAATTCTTTGTGAAGCAAGACCAACCTCTACATCAGCAGGAAGTATGTTGAAGTTTAATTTTGGTAAAGTTTCTCCCATTTTTTTATCTCCTGTACTTTGTGTAATAATTATCTACTGCTTTGTTTTTATTGTACCACATTTTATTTTTTTGTGGCTTTATCTTCTTTTTTGCCTTCTGCAATCAATTCGCAACATCCGTCAATTTTTGCGTCTTCAAGTCTTCTCTTCCAATAAATTCTGTCTTTGTAATTGTCAAAATCTACTTCAATAACTTGTCCTGCCTTAAATGTTTTTAACGGTTTGTTTACCTTAATTTTTTTAATGTCTGCCATAGTTTTTTCTCCTATATTAGTGTACCTGTCTTACTCTACTGTTATATATTCATCTGGTATATCACCCTCTGTGTGCATATATTCTGTATCTTCACCATTTGCAAAATTCGGTTTATGGTACATATTCAAACTGCGAATTGCAGGTGAAAATTCTGGCTCAACTCCGTCTTCATTCTGCATATTTATCGTAGTCTGAAATTTGTATTGATATACCATAAATGCTTTTGTTGTAGTATCCACAGGCTGATCTCCAACAAATGCTAAATGGCAATCCTCATCAGTTGCACCGCTCTCCAATCTTGCTCGGTGAAAGGTTTTCATAATCGGTTTTCTTAACTCATTCGCCAAATCTACGAAATCAACCCAACAATATTCACTCGTAGTAGGAATTATGACGAAAAAATTAAAATCTTGTACTAACTCTGCTCTGACATCTGCTCCTGCTAACACCGTTGCTATTGCGTCTGTCTTATTTACTCTGCTTTTGCTAACATTTGCACCGTCTAATATGCAAAATCCCCACAACTCATTTGTGTCATTTTGCTCGTATGCCTCTAATGCGTGTTCAATACTGTACTCCCCACTTATTCTTACCCCTGTGCGTATGTAAATATCTCCCACCGCCTCGTCAATCTGCGTAGCCTTCTCCAACTCAAATTCTACCGTGTTTTCATCAATAACTTCCTTTACGGTCTGTCTGCCGTTGAAGTTTGCATAACAATCCTCTGTGATATATGGACTTCCTGTTGCCTCTGCAGGTGCATTTTTATCAATGCTAAACTCAATAACATTGCAATTCGGTATATCCATAATCAAAAATGTACCGTTATACTCCTCTTGTTCTGCTCCCTGTATTGTGATATGTGTGCTATCACCCTTACGGAGCGGAGTATTTTTAGTAACTTGATGATTATACTCGGTTACAAGTCTTCCCAATCCGTGCGACTGTGTTAAAGATACAATTTTATTCAGTACCTTTGCTCCCTGTATTGTGAAATTCGCACCTTCCACGAGGGAATGTGCGTTTTCTGTTTCTAATCTGCAAGTTTTTCCGTCACTTCCTGCGGTCAAACTGCTTACCTTCACCTTATCGCTAAAATAATCGGTATATAGCGGTAATTTATTCTGTGCCTGTTTTACTAAATCCGATAACTTCACTTGCTATATCTCCAATGCCTTATTTATCTCTGTTGATATTATATCATAACCTCTGGCAATATTCTCTTTCATCTGGCGGTCTATAAATGCCCTCTTTTTCATTTTCCGTGTACCCAATGCCAGAAAATACGCATAATGTTTCGTTGCTCCCAAATATGCTCTGGTGTATCCGTCAATCTGGTATCCCACACTTCTGCGTAATTTCCCTGTCTGGTTTGCAGGGTATTCATTCGGTGCAGAACTGCGTACTCGGAGTTGCGGATATTTTATCCCAGTCTTTGGCGGATTTTTTATTGCGTCTTTTGTACCCTGATATAAAATTTTGCAAAAAGCATTAAGACCTCTCCTCGCACCGAGTTGAGCCTTCTCTGCTAAAAGTTCGTTGAAATACATAATATTCTCTATGTTTCCACCAAAACTCTGAAAATTTAATAATGGATCGTATCCGCCTGCCATATTATAAAATGTTTACCCCCGATTTTTTATCTGCCGATGTCTTACCCTGTTCGCAACAATAAAGTGTCATAAATTCTCTGCACCTTTTGTCCAATGTCTTCACGGTCAAACACTTATATAAACTGTTATCATACTCTATGAAAAGAGTACCACAATCCGTCTTCTTTGCGACTTTTTCATTATAATACATCGTGAATATATCCGTTGCCGTACCCAAAAGGTTTGTACCGTCAAATATCTGTACTCCGTTCCCTTTGACTTCCCACATTGTCCACGGTTTTCCTATCTCCTGCAAATGTAACTGATATTTCGTGTTCAATGGTGCGGACTGTTTGCGTTCGTACAATGTTACCTTTGTATCCATATCACCAATGGCTATTTTCGTTGCTGATTTTAGTATTCTGCTCCCTGTCGGCATTTCTTACTCCTCTAACTCCCTATTTCAATAATTTTGTACTTCTTGTAAATGTCTTTTGCCATTTGTGGACATTTCAAATTATTGTTATCGTAATCGCCTCTGTTGAGCCACATTGACGCAATGTGCATTAACATACCTCTTTTAATATCTGGCGGTAACTTCTCGTACCCTGCCGTATATGTAATCTCAATCGGGAACCAATCATTTTCAACCTTTGGCAACTGCTCTGTGTGTAATAGTGCAATCTGGTCGAAATCTCCTGCCCTTCTGACTAATTTGTAGAATGATGTATCCAATTCGTTATCATCATCGTATTTAATGCTCTTTAACTTCATTACAGGTGTTCTGCGTAATGTA